TATGCTTGCAATCATACACATAGTATGATGCCTGCGCCTATTCATTACAGTCACAAGATACTAGAAAATTTAAAAGCAAAGCGTGGCAATGTGTTAGGACCTGATGCTAAGAGTCAAGTAAGTGTAGAGTATAACGGTGCTAGGCGTGAAGGTGTTATCAAACGCATTGATCAAATTGTTATAAGTACTCAGCATACCGAAGGCTGTATAGAAGAAGCAAGACATTTGTGTAAACTTGCAGCGATGGAAGAATTAGGAGACTTAATTGATGGCGACACTGTATGGCATCTTAATCCTACAGGTAATTTTGTTATCGGCGGTCCTGATGGCGATACAGGTCTCACCGGTAGAAAGATTATCGTGGACACTTATGGCGGTTTCGCTCCTCACGGTGGCGGTGCTTTTAGTGGCAAGGATCCTACTAAAGTCGACCGCTCTGCAGCCTATATGGCTCGTTGGCTTGCTAAAAATGTTGTAGCAGATGAAATGGCAGATTGGTGTAACATACAACTAAGTTACGCTATTGGTGTTAAGCAACCTACAAGCATTTACGTTGATTCGAACGGACACAATCGCAGTATCGAACGCTTTATACGTGACGAGATTGACTTGAGTCCAAAAGGAATCATTGACAAATTTGACTTATTCAACTATACTAGTTATAGTGACAATTGTACTTACGGACACTTTGGTGACAAAGATGTGCCTTGGGAAAGGACAGGATGGTAATATGAAAAACTTTATTAAGAAATTAACTGGCTTAGACAAAGTAGAAGCCCAAAAAGCAGAAGTAGAAGCTGAAAAGTCAGAACTTCTAAAACAACGTGATCCTAAAGCATATCACACACGCAAGAAAGAACCGTGGGTAAATGTAATTGATGTTAAAGTTAACGAAGAGAATGTGCGTAACGGCTTCTTTGAACTTGACTGGAATGAATACTTTATCGCACAACTTGTCGAAGCAGGATATGGTGTTGACAACGATCCTGAAGAAGAGATTGTAGATCGCTGGTTCCGTGATATTGTACACAATATGTTAGAAGCCGACGGACAAGATACTAATCGAGGGGCAGGCTATATTAATGTTGTACCTATTGCTAAAGGCAAGTCAGAAGTTAGTTGACAATGATGTATAATCATGTTATACTATATTTAAATTAACACAATAAAAGGCAATACAATGGCAACTTATGTACTAGTAGACACAGCTAATACTTTCTTTCGAGCTCGGCATGTTGTTCGTGGCGATATTGATACGAAAGTAGGTATGGCACTACATATCACACTTAACAGTATTAAAAAGGCTTGGAAAGACTTTAACGCAGATCATGTTGTATTCTGCTTAGAAGGTCGTAGTTGGCGCAAGGACTATTACGAGCCTTACAAGCGTAATAGACAAGTTGCTCGTGACAAGTTGACTGTACAGGAGAGCGAAGACGATAAAGCGTTTTGGGAGATCTTTGACGAGTTTAAGAACTTTGTTACAGACAAGACTAACTGTACTGTTATGCAACACAAGCAACTAGAAGCAGATGATCTTATCGCAGGTTGGGTACAAGCACACCCTGATGATCATTGTGTTATTATTAGTACAGACGGCGACTTTGCACAACTAGTAGGTCCTAATTGCACACAGTACAACGGTGTTGCTAATGTAACTATTACACCTAAAGGCTACTTTAACGATGACGGTTCGCCTGTTATTGAGAAGAAGACACAAGAGCGCAAGGCTGCTCCGTTGCCTGACTTTATGTTGTTTGAAAAGTGTATGCGTGGTGATACTAGTGATAACGTGTTTAGTGCTTATCCTGGTGTACGCAAGAAAGGTACTAAGAATAAAGTTGGACTTATTGAAGCATACGAAGACAAAGGCACTAAAGGCTACAACTGGAATAACATGATGCTACAACGCTGGACTGATCACGAAGGTGTAGAGCATCGTGTGCTAGATGATTACAATCGCAATGTTGTACTGTGTGACTTGACTGCACAACCTGCAGACATTAGAGAGATTATTAATACAACTATTGCAGAACATGCAGTGCCTAAAGACATTAGTCAAGTAGGATTGCGTCTTATGAAGTTCTGTGCAAAGTGGGATATGCAACGTATTGCAGACCAGGCACAGACTTATGCAGCACCATTACAAGCGAGATACCCAGCATGACATTAAAAGCAAAACCTATTTTAAAAGATAAATTTTGGATTGTCGAGAATAACGAAGAACGCATCGGAACAATGTCTTGGAACGATGATCGTTATATGTTTTCTAGTAATGCCGAAACCTGTTTCTTTAATAATAAACGAGAAATGAAAGTTCGATTTGGTTCCGAAATTGTTTGGACTGATATAACTCCAAAAAAAGAACCTAAAACAATCGAAAACTATATTGTACATGGATTTTCAACTAGCGTTAGTCCTTACAATACTATGTACGATGTTAAGCGTAAGCTGCCGTTATTTACTAAGAGCAATAAAAGTAAAAGTGCATATTGTGCAGGCTATTATATTATTCAGTTTGACAAAGGATGGGTTAAAAGTTTTTGTCCTAAACTAATTACAATTGAACGTTACAATTTTAAAGGACCATTTAAAACTGAAATGGAAATGAGATTGGAGTTGCGCCGTGCAAAAAATTGAACCATTAAACACTATTCCTTTACAGCAATTTCTAAATGCTGTAAAGGCAGCTGAACAAAGTCGTGCAAGAGAAGTTAAACTAGACATTGCTACTGCAAAGACACTAGCGTTTACACTAGGCGCTGTTATGAGTCGCTTACACGGAGACCTTGAGCTGCTAGTTGCACAGTCTAAAAATAGTGACGACGAAATTATTCAAGTTAAGTTAGATGGTGGCTCTAAGTTTTAAGTGCGTAGATAACTTTTTAAAAAGATAAATATATGCGTAGTTAATTAAAAGGAATTACGCATATGAGCAGACCAAAGCCAACGGTTATATTAGAGAATATTAATAATAAGACCTATAAGAGCGAACAAGTACTAGAAGCAGAAGCTATCTGGGCTGTATTTTATCAAGAAAAGCCATTTAATCTTAAAAGTGCAAATGCACTTACTAACTATCCAGGCCCTAAGTACAAAAAAGTTAGTTTTTCAAATCCAGGACATGCATACAATCTAGCTAAAAAATTAAACATAATGTTTAGAAGTGAAGATTTTGCTGTATACAAACTTACCGCAGGTGAACTGGTTACAGAAGAATGAACTGGAAGGAGACATATACTAAGCTCTTTCTAAAAGAACTTGGTAAAAGTACAAACTCTACTACAGTAAGCGAATATATGCCTCTATGGTGGAAGAACAACAGGGATAAAGACTCTGGCGGGTTGCGCCTAACAGAAACAGGTTTCGATGTACTAACTCTAATAGACTTGACAACATATGACATACCATATCCAAGAGATGTGCCATTATCTACCCAAGTGATTATACACCTTGACAAGTTTATCGACTGTCCTTACTACCTTACAAATAGAAGTATTGTGGTAACTAACGAAAAGAAGGCTGTCGAGCTTACTCTTTTTAGTGGTGATTTACGCAAATACGGGCTGACAAAAGCAATTACTAGACAAAAAAAATCCTAAGTAATTGATTTATAACAAGTTCTTTTTTTAGAAAATGGTTGACATTTGCTGTAATGGTGCTATAATATATGTATAGTTTAAATAAAGCAACGCAAAAAGAGGGTACTACAACATGGATACTTCAACTCGCACAGTTAGTCCAAATGGCGCAAAAAACAGTATTAAACATGCACTTAAAAAGCAACGTCCTATTTTCCTATGGGGACCTCCAGGTATTGGCAAATCAGATATCGTACAGCAGGTTAACGATACTTTCGCAAATTCACACTTGATTGACATCCGCTTGTCGCTTTGGGAACCTACAGATATTAAAGGTATTCCGTATTTCGACAGCAACTCAGGTACAATGGTGTGGGGCGCACCTAACGAACTTCCAAGCGAAGAGTTTGCGGCACAATATGACCATATCACATTATTCTTAGACGAAATGAACTCGGCAGCGCCTAGTGTACAAGCGGCAGCATACCAGTTAATTCTTAATCGTCGAGTAGGTACTTATAAATTGCCAGACAACGTATCAGTTGTTGCGGCTGGTAACAGAGAAGCTGACAAAGGCGTTACGTATAGAATGCCTGCTCCGTTAGCTAACCGTTTTATTCACTTAGAACTTGCTGTTAACTTTGATGACTGGTTTAACTGGGCTGTTGCTAACAATCAGCACACAGACGTTGTAGGTTACTTGACATTTGCAAAGAAAGACTTGTACGACTTTGATCCTAAAAGTTCATCGCGCTCGTTTGCAACACCACGTAGCTGGTCTTTTGTTAGTGAATTAATAGAAGATGACTTAGATGAAGCAACTACTACTGACCTAGTAGCAGGCGCAGTTGGTGAAGGTCTTGCTGTTAAGTTTATGGCGCACCGGAAGGTTGCTTCAAGCATGCCTAACCCAAGTGACATCTTAGCAGGTAAAGTAAAAGAGATGAAATCCAAAGAGATTAGTGCTATGTACTCACTAACTGTGTCTCTTTGCTACGAGTTAAAAGAAGCTTGTGATGCAGGTGACAAGAAGTTTGATGACAAAGTGAACAACTTCCTACGCTTTTCAATGGACAATTTCGATACTGAACTAGTTGTTATGGGTATCAAGCTTGCACTAACACAGTACAGCTTACCAATTGACCCAGACGAAGTAGAATGTTTTGATGAATTCCATGAGCGTTATGGTAAGTATATTAAAGCTGCACAAGAAGCTTAATGGTTGACAGTATGGCATTTCGGTGCTATACTGTATGTATAAGTTAATAAAGAAAGGGCGATGATAATGGCTACTAAAGACACAGCAAGTAAACTAAAAAACTTTACTCCAGATCCGGATATTACTCCAGAAGCATTAGAAATAATGCGTGTAGAAGTAATGGACCGTATTATTACGGCACGTATCGGTTTGCTATTGCGCCATCCTTTCTTTGGCAACATGGCTACACGTTTAAAGATTGTTGCTGCCGATGAGTGGCTTGGTACTGCGGCTGTAGACGGTCGTAATTTGTACTACAACACACAATTCTTTAATGCAATGAATAACAAAGAAATTGAATTTGTTGTTGCACACGAAATTCTACATATGGTATTTGATCACATAG